AGATGAGTCATTTATATTTTGTAATTTAAATATAGAGTTTTGACAAAATATAAATAATTCATTACGGAAACTTTTTAATCCAACTATTTTATCTTCTAATAAAATACTTCCTGAACCTGTGCTAGAAAAACTATCTATATCTCCTGTGCCACTAAAATAAATTGTGTTAGGTGTTGAAGGGTCACCTGCAACAACTAAATGATTATCGTGTACAGTACAAAATTTTGCTTTAGTAGAACCACTAATTGTTATTTGACTAGCAAAAAAAGTTCTTGTATTTAAAGCACCGGTTCCTGTCATTTTAAATAAAAATGGTTTATTGTTACCACTTTTATCAGTAATAATTAAATCACCGTAATCAGAAGTTCCTTCATAAATAGCAAATTCACATTGGTCTACACTTGTTAAAGATAATTCACTTCGACCAGAAAACGTACTAAAATTATCTCCAGAAGCTGATACACTATCTTTATTTATTTGTAAGTAACTAGTTCCGTCTTGACTAAAAAATATATCATCACCAGCAACTGCTACTGCACCATCTGCATAAACCTGTAATCCTTCTATATCATTTGAACTATTAGGTCTTACAGCACTTCCTCCTCCAAATACTGAAAAACCATTTATTCTTCTATAACCACCCTCAATAGATACTTCAAAATTTCTAAGCTTAGTAGCAACTCCCGGAGTCCCTAAAAGGGCTAAAGAGTTTGTAGATTTATTTAATCCACCACTAAACGATACAGAAAACGGTTGAGAGGTTGCCATTAAAAGTATCTCCTATCGTCAGTCATATATTTTGGCTGTGGATTTATTAAGTTACTTTTCATTTGTCTCATTGCTTTTTTATAATCATCTAAAGCAAAAGCCGCTTGTTGTAAATTATTTTTAAACTGATGAACATAATACCTAGTTTTAGCAGTTATAACATTTTTATACTGGTCAGGTAATGCAATAGTATCGTCAAAAGCTGATAATGCTGTTGGCTTTTCAAAAGCATAAAAATGAACATTATAAACTTTGTCAGGTATTGGACTTAATCCAAATTTTCTGTGGTCTGGACTTCTATAAACATATCTAGGTTCACCATAGTTTTGAGAATCAGCATCGTCAGCATTTTCTCCATCTCGGTAATATCTTCTCCAATCAGTCAAAGTTAAAAACTTTAAACCTTTAGATACAAATGGAGCAGTTTCTCCACTAACATTTATAGTTGTTATATAAAAATCATCCCAATCTAATGATGAATAATCTGTAGTTATACTAGAACTACCTGATTTTAATAAATACCATCTTTGACCTGCGACTGTAGCAACAGTTACATTTCCATAAAAGGGGTCAGTACTACCACTAACCCCTACAGAAAAAAACGGTAACTGTGGTTCTTCGTTAGCAATATCAAAGATAGAAGTATTTATTGAATCTTTAACAAAAGATTGAATACCTATAGCAGAGCTAAAATTTGCAGATGTTAAAATTACTTCGTTTAACTCTCTAAGAACTTCATTTGTTATTTCTAAATATGTAGTTGCCATTTTTTACCTATATTATAATGGACCGCCCATTCCACCGTTTGCTCCATGAGCGTAGGAAGGTTGAGAGCCAGATGTTTTCATACCACCGCCCATCATCATTCCAGTTCTTTTTTTATCGTTCTCTCTTCGGGCTAACATGTTACCCATGGCTCCTCCACCACCCGTCATTCCATAACGCATCTTTCCACCGCTACCTTTTTTCTTTCTTTTCATTTCTTCTTTTTTCATCATTTTTCCGTAATGTCCCGGCATAATAAACTCCTTATAAAAATAGGAGAGGTCTTGCGACCTCCCCATATTAGTTTAGTCAATTACATAAAACGCACTTACAAGAGCTTCTGGTCTTAGTACTTTCGCACCATAGACATGAAGACCTCTTACGATGTCACCAAACGATGTTGGGTCACGTAGCACTTCAGTTGACAATATAGTATTAGCTGTAGCTGTAGAACTAATATGTCCAGCCATAATTTTACCTGTAGCATTAGATGTTGAGGCAATGTTATTTGACTTGTACATATCAAATCCACGTAGCTTTCCGCTAGAGACTAAACCATTCCTGATTGAGCCTTGTCCAGCGTTAAAGTCTACAGACAATAACTTAGAACCAGATTGTGCTAACTCCTCATAGAAAGATGGAGGTGCTACAAACCAGCGTCCCTCTTCTGGAACACTTTGGTCATCAAGCAATCTTGCCATTCTTGCCATAAGGTCGATAGCATCTACACCAGTTCCATCTGAACCAAGAAGGTCGACAGAGTTTGTTGCGTGAGTCATAGTTGCATCAGCAGTTGCACTGTCAGAACCAATTACATGGTCAGGGGATGATGAAGATACACCAGAAAACATAGTTGCTAAAACTGCCGCATCATATGAATCTTTCAACGCATATGCCGCAGAGCTAGAAGCAACTTCCTTGAAGTTAACATGTGACATGTTTGTTTCAATGTCATCTACGATGAACTTGAAAGCTTTTGCACTATCAACTACCAAAGATATTTCTTGGTCTGTTAGTCTGGTTTCTGTTGTGTCAGTATTTCTTGTATAATCAGATACAGAAATTACTGGTTCTTTAATAATCTTTACGGAATCTCCGAAAGCAGATATTTCACCAGCATAATCGGTGTTAGTAATAGCTTCTACAACTGCGGCTTTTCTAAAGAAGTTTAATACCTTTTTAGAGAAGACCGATGGAAGGAAGAAACTATTAGTTTGCCCACTTACACCACTGGAAAAGTTAGCATCGGAAGCCGTACTAGGTTCAAAAAATTGAGCCATGTTGTTTACTCCTCATAATAGTTTATTTTACGATTCTCCCTTGTTGCATGGCTTCTGATATTTCACTTTCGTATTTATCAAATTCTTCCATGCTCATGGATGCAATCTCCTTTTCTGACCAGATTTTTTCTTTGGAGGGTTCTACACTAGTTGTTTTTGTAGAAACCATATCTGCCGCAGATTTTCTAGTCTGTCTTTTAGAAGATGACTTTGCTTTAGAAGGTTCAATTCCAATATCCCTTTTAAACAAATCAAGAGCACGAGAAGCTAAATCCGCATCATTATTGTTTTCATATATCCAAGCTTGAATAGATGAATGTTGTTGTTTTGCCCAATCGTGAAAATCATCGCTGTTTCTAATATCTTCAAAATCAGGGTGTCTATCCAACAACCTTTTTTCTGCGTCTTGTCGAATCAACTCGTTTTCTCTTTCTTGAAGTTTACTAAGACGTTCTTCTAATATCTTTGCCTTAGATTCACTTTGCAAATGAGCAACTGTTTCGACAACCTCATAAACATCAGGATATTCAGTTTTAAATTTTTCAAGTTCTTCCTCGGTTTTAGGAGCTACATATTCAGGTTGCTTAACTTGAGTTAGTAATTCTTCTTCCCTAGCCTTGAATTGATTTAACTTATTATCGTAATGTTTTTTTAAATCATCGTATCGTTTTTTATAATCAGGCTTCTTATAAGGTTCGTTCTTTTTAGATTGCAACTCACTTGAATTAACATTAGTTTCGTCTGTTATTTCATGGATATTGTCACTATCAAAAAGTTTATTCCTTTCAGAAGGGTCTTCAAAATATAAACTACTTGATGAAGTAAAAGGTTTTTCTTCTATATTGTGCCATGTTTTTTTTGCGTTATAAGGGTTGGCTCCTTCTTGTTGTGTTGCTTCAGTCATTTTCTCTTCTCCTAATCAGGGCTTTTTTTACAAGGTAGCTCTATGTCGACTAGAGGGCTTGTTGTAAAGGTAGCTTTTCGGGTTTGTTAAATGTAGAGTGCCTAAAAGGGTGGCTCTACCTCATGTTTAATCTTGGATTCGCAGAGAGCATTCCTTTTCTTATCTCTCCTTCTACTACATCGTCTTCATCAACAGGCATACCTCTACGGTCTACTTCTTGTTTTCTGTCGTCAATGAGCATTCCTCCAACATTAACTTGTTGTCTTTCATCTGCTTTTGCTTCAGCCTCTTTCATCATAGATAATAAATTATCTTCTCCGATTTCTTCTACAGCTTTAGCAGTAAAGACAAACTCTCCATCAGATAACCTTGCAGGTATACTGTCAGAGATTCCTGAACCCGGTCCATCAACAGGACCAGAACCAGCGAATTCTTGTGCAACTTCTATTACTTTATCAAACAAAGTTTGAAGTTCTTCATCTCCTTGTAATTTAGACATTAACATTGACTCTTCCTCTTCTGTTAATGCCTCTCCTATAATAAAATCTGTATAATTATCTTCCATCTCTTCGTCTGGAATCATAGGTGTCATTTCTAATGCTAGTTTCATTTGGTCATCTATGGAGCCACCTTCTTGCTTTTGCTTTCTCATATTTTTTTCAATAGCATCTTGCCTAGCTTTTTCATATCCAGAAAGCTCACCATCTTTATCTAAGTCTCCAAGCAAACCTCCAGCTTGATAATTGTATCTTTTTTTATCTTGCTCTAGCATTATTCTTCTTCCTTTCTTGTTAGTGCTTCTTTAACTTGTAGGTCCAACTGCTCTAGGCGTACCAGAGAACTCATTTTCCCCTGCAACCGGAACATTTCCTGTTCCGATGTTGCCACCACCAGTGCCTGTAGGTCCAAGGTCTTGAGGTTGTTGAGGTGCTCCTTGAGTGCCTCCCATTGTGGGCTGTTGACCAGCGGATTCAGTTTCTTCGCCATTTGCTTGTCTAGCATTTTGCATTCCTATTATTTGAGCCATTATAGCGGCTTCTTCAGGGTCATTTAATATTTCATCTGGGTCTAAGTCTAAACTATATGCTAACTCACTAACAAGTTTAGATATCTTAACAAACGGTGCAATAGCAGGATTTTGTGCTGTTTGTAAGAACATAGTTAATCTTTGACTACGAACTTCCTTTTGCATTAGACTATTTGTACCTGTTGCTTTTACTTCTAAATCTCCTTCAACATCTAGACTATCTTCTAAAAACTGCATATTCCATTGAAAATATGCCTCACCCAAAGGTTTAAGTAAAAAGTCATCTAAATTTTTAATAACTGTTTTTATATTTAAACTAGAAGCACCTAATAACATAGACATGCCTGAAGCTGTTCTAGTCATACTTTGCACACCTGTTTGACCATGAGAGTAACTAGGAATACCTGTTTGCTCGTCTGCTAGTTGTCTAAACTTGTCAAACATCATTAAATTTTCTTGTGATGTATTTGGAAATCTTAAACCATGTATAGCTTGTCCCGGCATTCCTGCTTGTCTTCTAAATATTTTTCCGGGATATATTTCCATAGATTGTCCACCAACCAAAGCAGA